AGAGTTAGTTTTGAGTTAGAGTTTCCATCAGAATAAATAGTTACATTATCAGCATTTGAATCTGCATGAACAACACCGCCAATGAAGTAATTAGCATCAGCACCTGTATCAAAAATAAGGTTTTCTGCTTCTTCTGCCGCTCCACCATAAATAAATTTAAAGTGTGAACCAGCAACCGGTGAAGGTAATGTGATTGTTCTGTTTGCTGTAATAGCTGGGACTACAATTAGTCTTCCGCTATGTGTTGCATTAGTAAGAGTTGTATCTTCATCTCCCAATGTAACAGGTCCATCACCTAAAGTGATGATTTCAGTAATTGCTCCAGTAGTGGAGTTTTTACTTACTGTTTTTAAAGTATCTTCAGATCTTATTGGACCCGAAAAAGTTGAGTTAGCCATTTTTACCTCGTAAGTAAGTCATACCGTCTCTACGAGCGTCTGCTAGGGCAGTCAGTATAACAAATTATCCTAGTTATTATATGGGGGCAAAAAGCCCCCACAATTAATTATAATTATGCGCCCGGAGACCCAAAGATACCTCTCCAGTCAGACCAGCCAAAGCTGTATCTTTCTCTAGATTTGTATCTAACGTTTCCAGTCTCAAAATCGCCTTCCATCTTAGTAGAAATTGGCGCTCTTTGGAAGTGTTTCATTCCGTTAGGAGCATCTGTTTTAATGAACCATGCGTCAGTGTCAGTTAAGTAGTTATTAACTACATAACCTTGTGGGATCATACCCATGCTTTTCACTGCGTTAGTATCATTATCAGAAGTACCAACTCTTTGACCAGACTTCATTAATCTTTCAGCAGTAAACTGAAGGTTTACTGGAATGATCATTTTTGAGCCATTAAGAGCCACTTTCATGCCTCTATCGTCTTTCATACCTGCGATATCAATTAGAGCTTGCTCTAAAGATGTTTCGTTAAGGTCTGCTGAAGTAGATAGTTCGTTTTTTTGGTTTCCGCCAGTTGTTGAGTGATCAGTAGCAAAAAGCTCTTTACCATCTCCACCTGTGTAAGAGCTGCTAAATCCGTTGTTTAAAACGTTTGCTGCTTTTACTTGTTTAGCGTTTGCCATTGAACGAGCTAATGCTTTTGTATAACGAGAACTGATTTTGTCGTAAAGGTTGTCCTCTACTGCTTCTTCAGTAATCGCAAAAGCAAGAGCTATAGTTTCGTGAGTGTATCGAGCAGTGAAAGACTCAGTTGCATCGTCGTAATTTACTCCGCTGCCTTCTGGTTTTACCTGCGCTGACCCGAAACCGGATAGCATTACTTCTTCTTCAAAAGCACGATCAGAAGTTTCTGTATCAAAAATTTCTGCGTGCTGGTTTTCGTATCGGTCATATTCTAACCCAAACAGAGCATTAAGGCCCGGTTCAAGTTCTTTGACCAGTTGTGATCTAGAAATCGCCATTTAAGCCTCCTATATTGCTGTTGTTAGTAAGTAAGAATGTTCAGCAGTGTTTGGAACTACGTATGCGTTGCAGTTAGCAGAACTTGTATCACTGTTGTCTGGATCCTTAGAAATACCAATTTGTTTAAATTGCCCAGATGTAGTACTTGTAGAAGTATCTAGCTCTTGAGTAGATCTTCCAGTAGTAGAGCTTCCTGCCACACCTACTAGATCAAAACCACTAAAGTTCATAGCTGCTGTACCAGTACCATCATGTTGAGCTTCAAAGACGATTCTAGGGTCGTCGTATATATAAGCCACTATATCAGAAGCGTTTGTGCTTGCTGGATAATAGTTACTAAAAGTAGGCTTACTTGTTGTAGGGTCTGTGTAAAAACAACCACCAAATACACCAAGAACTACTTCACCTGCCGCGCAAGATTCAATTCCTCCTGCTGCAACAGCTTTAACACATTGTCCGTGATAAAGTGCTGTTCCGTAGTTTGCTGCAATTTTGTACTCGTTTGTACGAATTAGACCGCCACTAAGATGTCTTACGGGTCTGAACCCGAAAGCCGCGTCTTGGTTTGCCATCGTTTTTCCTTTTGTTTAAAAAGTTATTAATTTTTATTCGATGGAAAAAAGAGCTAAAAAATTAGTTCTTTCGGTTACCACCGAAGGTTACACGAGTTTGCCGTTCTGGTTTAGAGACCGGCATACTGGGATGAGATTCTTTCAATAAATCATTTTCAACCGCATCTTCTCTATCTTGCGTTTGTTGCGCAAAATAAGCCATACGTTCTTCAACGATTTCTTCTGGAATTTTCGCCAGTAATAAACCACCAACTCCTATTACACCTTGGTATTTCCCTTCCTGTATTGTCGGATACTGACCATCGTCGGAATCGGCTCTTACGAGTTCGAAACCTTCTCTTAATCGAGCAGTTAGATTTTTATTATCCATTTGCCCTAAAGTTTCAGCGCGTATCCACCTATATTTGTACCCATCGGGTGCAGGAGGTGCGTCAAGGGATGACGGGGGTGCCCATGGTTTCCTACGAGTCGTTTTCTCGCGGGATAAGGCAGCGCGTGGAGTCTTATTTTCATCAATTTTATTCATATGCCTACTCCTTCACGTATTTCGCATATTCTTCAAGTGGCACACCTAATTTTTTAGCAATCGCTACTTGTGATGGTGTGAGCCTCACTGTTTTGCGTCCAGTTCGTGTGGTCCTGTTAGCAGAAGCAACAGTTTGGACGGGTTGTTTGCTTCCTTGGACTTCTCCCCCATCGTTAAACTTTTGGGGAAACTCAGTTCGAAGTCTTCTGTCAATCTCTTCGTAGTATTCATCAGAAGATGGATTAAACCCTTCTTCTTCCACAAGTTTCTTGTGAATACCAAACGAAGCGTATGTCATAGCTTCATCTTTACCAAACCACTCATTTTTTTCCGCCCAAGCTTCTGCTTTAGGGTCCGGTTTTGCCGGTGGTTGTTGTTGTACATTACTTTGTACAGGTTGTTGTATAGTCTGTCCAGCATTTTCTTGAGATTTTTCGTATAATTTTCTTTGCTCTTCCGTAGCTTTTATACGTTCTTCCTCAATAGCTAATCTTGCTAGCTCTTGATTTGCTTTTACTTGTGCGTCGACATCACCAGTTTTAACAGCAGTTTTAAGATTATTTTTAGCTGATTCTAGTTCTGATTTTACACGACCTGCAAACTCGTTCACATAACCATCATCAAGTTTTGTAAACTTTGTTTGTAAATCATCGCGTTCTTTTTTTATTTGTTCAGCAAAACTAAGAGCTTCTTTTTCTCTTCTCTCTGCTTCACGAATTTTATAGGTTAGTCTGTCAATACGTTTTTTGACACCGTCACTATACTCTTCGCGTTCATCTTTTTCTTTAACCGGTTCTGCTTTTACTTCAGCTTCCGGTTCTGCTTTTACTTCTTCTTGTTTCGCATCTTTAAGTTCAACATCAACAGCGTTTCCAGATGTATCTAGATCAACCATCAAGTTATCTTCTTTTAATGCTTCTTGTGCTTCTGGCATGGGTTCCTCTCCATGTTAATGTGTTACTGGCGATAAGATACTTTCGGGGTCTTCTACAACTCCAAGAATTTCATCATCGTTTAGTAAGCGTAGTTCTCCACCTTCAATATTAAGACGTGAACCGGCGTATTTAGCAAATATTACCCAATCGTTTTTCTTGCACCAAGGTCCGTTAGGATATCTATCTGCATCGTTATATGCATCTGGTCCCACCTTTAATACAAGCCCAACGTTAGCTGCTATTTGTGTTTCTTGTACTGTTTTATCAGACAAGATAATACCACCTTTGGTTTTACCTTTACCTTGATGAGGTAAAATTAAAATCCTCCAGCCTGTTGGTTCTGGTAATTTAGATTCTTCTTTTTTCTTTGTTTCTTTTTTTACTTGTTTAGCACGCGCTTTCGCAACATGTGTTGGTAAAATTAAGTTAGTCATTTTGCTCCTGTTTCTTTAGCAGGTCCGAGAGTTCCTGTTCGATATAATTTAAAGTATCTAATTGTCCTAAATGATTTTGATAATCATTCCAATCTTTTACTTGATTGTTGATGATTATCTCAGTTAGTTGGGTTTGTCTAGTTCTAATTACTCTAAATAGCCTTTCGGCTAAATATATTGCATCCATTTATTTCTTTTTGATTAATCCCATTGCACCTTTTCCAGCCTTAATGCCAAAGCTTGCTGAGCAAGCAATATATAAAAGATGTTTGTAATAATCCGGGAGCGACTGCAAAGCAATAAAGCCTTTATGAATATGTTCTGTCATTCCGGGAAAAAATACTAGTGTCGCTGGAGCGAGTAAACAAATTAAAATTAGTTCATCTTTCCACGACCCCTTCATTTGATCTACCGCGGAAGCTTCCCATTTTACTTTGCCCGCGATTTGATCTTGTTTAAGTTTAGTTGCTGCTTTAACTTCTGTTACCTTTAATTCTGCTTTTGCCTTTTTGGTTTCAACAAAACCCTTGACGCCGTCAGCAACGACGCCAAGTAAAGGTTTAGCTAAGAGTTGCCAGACCATAAGTCTAAGCTCCCCCTCCGCCAATTTGACTAAGAATGATGAGTACAATAATTGCTACGATACCCGCTTTTATCCAGTCCTTCATTTTCCAATCGGACCATTCTTTTAAATGTGCCCATAAGTCTTTTACTAAGTTCATGTTTCCTCCTAGTGTTCAGTCAAGTCAAAATCTGGTTCAAACTCGACCACTTTTATTGGATCTAAAACTTCCTCAAGTTTTTGTAACGCATCTTTTACATCATGTTCGCAATTTAAGCAACCACAATGGCATTTACCGCCATTACCGTGGTGACATTCATGTTCACAAT